CCATGTTGTTAAAAGTAGGCTGATAATAAAAGCCCACAAAATATATTCTAGTAATTCGCGAGTGATCATGAGTAATAACCCCATCCTCGCTCGTTCATGCAATCTAAGCATAATGGCAGCCCTTTTACGCGCTGTATGCCGGTTGTTAAATGAGCGCAATCTTCGCACTTAATCATTGTTGCCATGTTTCCTTCCCTATATCCGTACTTCGGACATAGAAAAAGGGTACGCCTAAACGGCGATTGTCAATAACCGGAACACCGGCGTGTCTTATAACGGTAAGGTAACGAAAATATCTATATGGTCGTCTATGGTGCGATGCAAATCGGGCTTAGTTTCATCCATAGCGCTTGCCTTCCACTACGAAGCTGCCTTGCTTATCTATCGGGACAGCCACCGGCGTAGTGCCTTTGCGATCAACATAGAGAAGGCCAAAACCCTTCTGCCAGTTGAATGTCCCACGCGTGTAATAGGCTTGCTTTTCGTCCATTAAATGACCTACTTCAAGCCCACGCAGGATACGCCCTAAAACGCCTCCAGATGCCTCTGAGAAGGCCGATACTCCTAGTCTGTGGGTGTGACCACACACCACGCTCTTTCCATGCCTTCTAGCGGCTCCTAAGGCCGTTAAACCGGCATTATGGTTGATGGCTTGCTCATCCCCATGAACCATGATCCAGTCAGGGCTAATCTCATAGGGCTTACGATGAAACTTGATGCCTAAATTCTTGAAGCCCATAAAATTTTCGTACTCTAGCTCGGGCAGTCCAATCAGCCCGGGTAGCCTAGAACTTAGGGATTTGTACAGTCTGTCGGTGTGATTGCTTCGTACGATGTGGGTAATGCCCAATTCGAAGAGAACGCTTTGAGCAGCATCTCTATCGCGCCCAATTGTGCCTGACCACTCATCGCGCCCAGTGCTCCAACGTGAGATGGTCTGGAAGTCGATTTCATCACCAACGCATAAAACATCGTCAGGCCGCCATTTGCGGATGAAAGTTGCAAGGGATTTGACTGCTTTTGGGTCATGAAAGGGTACTTGTAGATCCGACACGACCACGATGCGCTTCATTGATCCTCATCGTCATCATCATCGTAGTGAGGAATATCTGCTGGCGCTGGCGTTATCCAATCAGGCAAGCGCATCTTTTCCTCTATGTACCAGCGCGCTTTATCTTCGCCGTATCCGGCGCGCACTAGCGCTTCGTAGCACTCAACAATAGATGCAGCCCATAAGTCGATTGGGCGCAGTGGCTCGGCTTTATTGCGTGCAGCAGCACGCTCTTTCGCCTTACGTTTAGCGGCGCGCTCGGCTTTTGTTGGTTTTTTTGCGCTCATTAGTAAGCAATTCTAGAACCATGTTCTCTAGTTTTTCGATGCGCGACACGAGGTTTGACCCTTCTAATAATGCCGGGACTTCGTGTCTAATAATGTAGCGAAGCCCACCGACAATTAAGGCTACGCATGACAAAATGGCGGCTACGAAGGCCGCCCACTCTGCGGGAGTCATCGCCTTCCAAAAGCCGGGTCGTTAGGGTTAAGCCAGCGGATTATTACAGGCGCAGTTGCACTTACAGCGCTTGTCAAGATTGTTTTCCAATCCAAGCCCACTGCTAAATACGTTGCCAGTGCTGCTGCCAGAAAGGATCGCGCCCAGCTTGCGGCGGCTTTTTTTAGGCTTTCCATTTATCGGTTCTCCTGTCAGTAGGGGAATTCTAAACATGTTTGAATCATGATCGCCCAGTTTTGTAAAACTTACATGGATGTGGGCGGTATGTGGATGCCCTTTGTATTTTCGCCATTTGTAGTTTCTTCTCCAACTGGCAATTTTTCCATTAAAGATGATGTAAGAAATTCGTTTATCAGATCTGGCAAGTAATCGTAGCTGATCCGCAAGATCGAACGCTTCGGGCAGTTTGGATCCCAAATCAGCATCAATGTCGATGGCGCGTACGATGCCTTCAACAGAAGGATTGTGATCGGACTTACGAGCTGCATGGCGCGCATCACCGATCCACCCATCACGAGATCTACTTCTATCGGGAAACGCATCGTCTATGGCTTCTCTTAAAGTAACTCCGGCTTTGCACAGTTTTGGCATTATCTTGAGGGATTGTGCTAAAGGCCAAGAGCCTTTAGGTCATCGGCGGTCAGACCGAGTGATGCTAGTTTGGCTTCGGCATTAATCTTAGCCTGTTCGGCTTTTGCTTGAGCATCAAATAATTCTTTTTGTAGTTTTTGATAATTAGCAAATTCCGCATCGGTCATTTCGCGGTCAATAATTTCATCAGTCTCAGCATTATGTATTCTAATCATTGGCTTGCTCATTATTTGACTCCATATATCTTGATGCTACCGGCCGAGAATGTTCCCCCAGTAGTTAAAAACTGGAAAGAATCTATTGCGCTAGTGCCGGCAAAAATACCGCCACCCCAAGCGCCGCGAGTTTGAGTAGCGTAATAAGAACCGACATAAGTAAAAGGTTTGTGCTGTGATGAAGAAGCATAGTTATACACTTCAATCGCTAAATTTGCGGTTTGTCCTGTTGAGTGATTAGTTCCCGCGGCAGGATTTATTTGAGCATCTACATAGTTTGCTACTGCTGTTGAAGTATTAACTATTGCGTTATATTGATGAACCGTAGAATTAGCATCCAAGCGTGCAACTAATATTCCCGCTGTTGTTTGTAAAGTTGCTCCTTCTACTAAAATATATAAGTTTGTGTAATCTTGCGAAATACTTGAAACTGTTACATCCGAACCTGTTAAACTCGTAGTGGATAGAAGCGTCATTCCACCAGAAGAAGGCGCAGCCCATTTCAATCCGGTGCTTGTGCTAGTGTCGATTGTCAAAACATGACCATTAACACCGGAAGATGCTAAACGTGCTGGAGTATTATCGGCAGTTGCCGAAATTAAATCACCTTTTGCATCCACAATGCTGTTCTGAATTGCGTTTGGATCGTCTAACGAAACCCACGCTGCACCGGTGTAAACCTCAACCACATTGGTATCTTGTAAATAGGAAACCATGCCTTCGGCTAAAATGCCGGAAAGTGCTGTCGTTCTAGCGGCCGCATTAGCAAAAGACATTACGCTTTGCTCCATTAGGTAAGTATTTACCTGAGCGGCGGTTAGAACATCGCCTGTGTTGAATAACTTATATCCTGCGCCAGCCATGCTTCTCCTTTAGTAGCTCAGAACATCGGAGTCAAGGATACCATCTATGGTTGAATCTAAGACGAAACCTGACAATAATGGTTCTGAGGTAAATAGTGTGGTGTTCCAAGAGCTTTTAGTCACGTCATGATGGATGCCGATAACTACGCTGCTTTGGGTAATACTGCTGGAACCGGGCATGGTCTTCGTGACTGTCACGCCGTCTAGCAATTCTGTGTCTATGCCTGATAGTGGCTTATTGGGGTTAGTATCGTCATAAAGGTTAATTTGTAGGCTGTCAATGCGTGGCTCAGGATCTTTGCGGGTAGCTAATATGGCCTGAGCCTGATTTAGCGCTTCGGTATTAGTCTGCACCAAAATGTCTGTGCGTACGCCCGAGTGAATAAAATATTTGTCTATTGACGTCTGGTCAAAGGCCACCTGCGCTGTGCCGCCTAGCCTCGTAACGCTTACGCTATTGAACAAAGTCGTGTCGTCAAACTTAACATCCGCATTGGTGTAAGAGATATTTGTACCATCATCTGCAAACGTCCAAGCGGCGGTGCTGGGGGTATTAACCATCGCGGTGCGATTCTTAAAATTAACCCGGCCTTGTCCATCGAGGAATATACCGCCAAACTCGCTATTTTCGACTTGTTGAAGCGCATCAAGGGTCGTGCGTTGAGTCCCCGGATCTGCTTGCAGGGTTGAATCGCCTGTATCAATATCTCGAAGACTTAAAGGAAAACCAACCTGATCTAGAATCTTATTGACCCGTGTACCAGAATCTTGTCCGGCAGTAGCTCCGGTCACGGCAGTGACAATGGAACCAGCTAAGAGCCTAAATCCATCTACGCAACGTAATGTGACCCGGCTCACATCCTCGTTGCCTTGTGAAAAACCTGTATCGTAAGCCTGAATAAAACCAGAAAATATGTAATAGTTAGAAGCATTATATGTCGCGTAAATAATGATTTGACGTAAAGGCACTAAATTTGGCCAATAAGCGCCATTGGGGTTTGAAGGATTCCAATTCCCTGTTTGATCGTACAAAACAACATCGGCCGTACCCGCCTCAAACTTGCTCGTTATCCTGTTTCTACCACGCCTAATAGATACGCGCTCAACAAGACTGGTTATCTCTACCGGTAACGTGCCTGACCCGAGCGTATTTGTCCCGATAATACCTTCGGTAGCACTACTTAAAATAAGCGGATTAACCTCAAAAGCTGTGTCGCTATCAAAATCTACAAATATGCGGATTTGTGGCGCTGCCATTACAAGGCCACCGCGTTATACACCACGTTCTGACCGCGCTTTTGGATTTGATACAAGCCATCTAAAATACTGGACGTTAAATCTTGCTCGGTTGTTACATTACCAGCAACATTAACTGTAACGCTTACTGGCGGTTGATACCCGCCCGCTCCGAAATCTCTAATTGTGGCAAATATGTCGCTGATGCGCTGACGTGCCATTGATTCTAAAGCTGTGTCGTCCGGTCTAGCGGTCGGGCTTACCGCACCGTAATTGCTTAGGAAAGTCTTGCCGCCAACTTGGAACGTTGCAGGGTTGTTTGAAATAATAGTCCCATCCGGCGTAATAATTGTAGGTTGTCCAGATCCAACAGGCGTGCCAACAGGATTAACATTGATGGTCGTGTCATTGTTATTGTTGGAGTTGTTGTTGTTACTATTGTTGTTATTATTTCCATTATTGTTGTCATTATTGCCGTTATTATTACCGCCATTTGGCGAGTATTTAGGCATATTCTTAATTTTGGCAGCCATAGCATCGAGATCCGCGAGAATCTTAGCCATGATGCTTGCCCAGTCTTCAAATGGGTTTTTAGCCTTAGGGATATTAGCGATGCCAGTATTTAACAAAAATAGTTTAGTTTGCGCATCAATAATCTTAGCGATAACCGTTGTGGCATTGTCGCTAGAAGTCAGGATAATTCCTAGACTTGTTAGGGCTGGAGCCTGAGTTGCCAATATAGCCGCTGAGAGTTTGTCAGCTGCTTCCGCGTTGCCGTTGTTTAACGCCAAAAGCGCTGTTAGGCGAAGGCGCTGCTCTTCTGTTACACGGTTTTGTAAAGCCGCAACAATTTGGATGTTTTCCATATCGAAAACAGTGCCAGCGCGCTTTAGGGCTTGCTGTTCACGTTCGCGTTGTTTGGCTGCGCGCTCACGCTTAGCAGCTTCAGCAGCAGATTTCTTGCGTAGCTTCTCTAATTCTTTTTCACGCTTGATGCGTGCTCTTTCAATTGCTTCGCGTTGTTTATCTGCCCCCGGCTGACCAATACCAGCAGTAGGAAAGAATAAAGTCTTCTGTTGTTCTCTTTTGCCTAATTCGGCTAATGCTTTTAAGCCTAAACCAAATGGAGATGTTATTGCACCGGCTATGCCGCCGGTTTTAATGCCGGGGATGCGATCCAAAACTGATAGTAATACGCCAACGCCGCGTATGACATCTGCCATTTCATCGCCGAAATCTTCCATCGCAGAAGTCAGTCCGGCTATGCCATCCTTGCCAGCAGCCATCATTAACGCATCTACAAGGCTTTCGCCAATGGTTTCTGACATATTCGCATAAGCCACATTGAGCAAGGAAACCTTACCGCTGTATGTTTCTAAAAACGCTTGACTTTGTCCACCGAACTGATCATTAAGTAATGCTTGTAATTCTGCAAATGATTTGGTTTTAATTTCTGTTTGAGTCAAGCCGATGCCATATTTGACCAGCCCGCGTGTCTGCCCCACATAAGCACGACTTAAATCTGACACAACTGTTTCAAGTGCGATACCGCTGCCTCGACTGACATCAATTGCGAGTGTTAGTAATTCTTGTGACTTGATAAATGAGGCAGTGGTGGTAAGCAAGCGACCCATCGCTGGCCTCAACTGGTCATCAAGTACGCCTGTAGCGCCTTCAAGATCGGAAACGAATTTGGTTACAAACGGATCTTCGAAAGCCATACCCAGATTGTTCAATGTCTGAGTCAAGCGGCGAGCTGCGGCCTCATCTTCTTCAAATGCTTTTACCGCTTGCTTACCAAATCGAGTGACGGCTGTAACCGAAAATACCGTTGCAAACGTACGCGCTAATTTCTTGAATTGTCTATCTAGTCCAGTGCTTGCCTTACTAGCTTGCTTAAAACCTCGATCTCTAAACTCAGAGGCAATATCAATGCGGATATTTGGTGTAGCCATTATGCCGCCTTGCTAGTAGGTAATTGCGTGCGTGCTTCAAACTTGCGTTTGGCTAATTCTATCGCCTTGAACACTGCATCAAGTGTCTTTCCATCACGATCTGCATAAACCGCATAAAGCAAACGTCCACGATGCTTAGGGTTTTGATCATAACTTTTAATAGCTCCGACACCGTTTAGAGCACCAACAAATCTACGTCCCGCATCCGGGTTATTAGATCTTCCAAATGATTGTGTCGATTTACTGCCACGATTACCCATTTGTGGCCTACCGTAACGGTTTTTACGTCCGGCGACTTCGATAATTGCTCCCACGTCTGAGGAGTTCCACAAAGAAAACAAAGTGGCAAAACCTTGTGGGTTAAAGCGCTGTGTGCCAGTTCGATAGACTAAACCGCGGCGAACAACGGCGGAGTTATAAATTGGAAAGCCGCGTGATTTAGATGTGCGGCTGCTGACCTCTTCGGTTGATTTAGGTCTTGCCCAGTTATACAACCCACCGGGCGGATTTCCCGGTACTTTAGCTCTAGCAGCATCGCGGACAGCTGTTAATTCAGCCTTAATTGTGGCATCCATTTCGTCACGCAAATCGGGCGCGTACTTTTTCAAAGCACGTTTAAGGTCGTCCACGCCTTGCACTACGACTGGCAATTTTGCGCTCCTCTGCCTGTTTCTTTATTACCGCATAGATTGCATCTAACAAACTGCTATCCATGTTAATAAATTCGCTAGGCGCGATACCCAGATTGACCGACAGCTCTGCTATTCGATAAGTCCAAGTATCACGCGTTATCCATTTGGGGAGTCGTCCATGACCTCTACAGCGCGCAGGGTGTCAAGGAATTTGTCCCCAAATGGAAATACGTCTGGAGCATTTGCTCTACGCAAGCACTCCCATGCAAGCCAATAGATGTCCGACTGCTTCTGATCCTCGCGGAAGGCTTTGTAAAAACCCTTCTTAGCGTACTGCTCAAACGCATATTCAATGGCTGGAGTGATCTCATGAATCGACTCCGTACCATCTGCCCTAACTACTTTTAGCTTAGCCATTTTGCCCTTTCTTAATTACTAGAACGTGCCGGTGTCGGCGATTGTCACGACTGAGTTTAGCGTGAAAGTAATGTCCTGTGTTCCAATGTCGCCTACGCCACCGTTAATTGGTGTCAAGTTATTGACAAGAATATCAAAGGTGTAAAGCGGGTTGGTCGCACCTACCGCAGTACCTTTTTCTTGCAACATTTTTGCAGCGACAGTAGTGCCAAAAGCTGCACGAAGAGTGGACATGACATTTGTTGCAGCCGTGTCGTTCAAGAAGGAAACTGTGAGCGTTCCAGATTCCAAGCCCTTAACGAACTTGTGAGCCGTGTCACCCATAGCGGTAACTTCTAATTCATCTGCTACTTGGTTCAGTGTGACCGAGGTCACATGGTCGCTAAGATCAACATTGTTAATCTTTAGACCGACTTTGTTGTTTAGAAAAACAGCCATTGACTATTCCTCATCTTTCTTAGCGGTTGGTTTTGGGGTTGATGCGCTTGGAGCCACTTGACCAATCTTGATCAAGAAAGCCTCGCGCTCTTTGTCATTATCAGCCATGTTTAGCTCCAATCGGATAGAACGCTGATTTGTACTTCACCGGATAAGAGGTCGCCCGCTGATCCGGTTAAGACTGCTGGGGCGCTAAAAGTGCCAATCGAGTATGCGATTGTGGATGCTTCTAGCTTCTGGACTATTTTAAGGTAAAAATCTTCAATGTTTATTAAATTGCCTTGATTGTCAAACATAGGCGCAAGCACGATTAGCTTGAAATTGACCTTAGGCTTAATTGTTGAGTAATGGTCATTTGTAGGTTCGATGTAGGGATCGCCACTTTGTATAACAATTGAATTGGCAAGCGGTGTGACAGGCGGGAAGGAAAACACCTGCCACACGGCATTATCAGCCAGCGCAGTCGCGATTGTTCCCCGTAGGGTGGATATAGCGCTCACCCTACTTGACCGCCCGGAGCTAGATGATCCGCAAGCAAACCGCGTACGCGTGCCATGAGTGTGTTACCCATGCGATATGGTGAAGGTTGGAAATCAGGTGAAATGCCGCCAGCGTTGGATGCTTGACGTGCTTGCCAAATGTCCACAGCTATCATAAGTGTGGCTTGATTTACTTCTGGCAGTGTCGCGTAATCTTTTGAAGTAGAACCATAAACGCGACCCCATGGAGCAATCGTGTGATATTCACGAGTTGTTATTTGTGCTTTTACAAATTCTAAATAATCGTCTTTTACAACAGTTAATGTTTGGCTACCGTTAAAATGTTGGCGGACATCTTCCACAGTTACAACATCGCCAACGACAAACTGTTTGGCGTTTTCGTACACATAAATTCTTCCGGTCGTTCCGGTTGCTTCTATTGCATACACTGATTGTTCATTAAACCATAGTTTTGATTTAACGATGTTCTCTGCCGCTTGACAAACTTCTTCGACTAATGGCGAGGAATAGAGTGAGCCAATTCCGAGTGCCGAACGCAATTCAGCTTCGGTGCAATATGTGGCGGGCATCTTTTCCTTTCTATGTTAGACCCGGGACTCAGGGCAGAAGCCCCGGGCTAACGCTAACGATCTATTAAGTTAGATCAGGACTTGTTGAACCAGTTAGCTCCTGCGCCTACTTT